ACTTTGCCATCAGGTCCAGTATCTAAAACAACATGAGGTAATGGGATAGATTGAAATCTAATAGGATTGACTGCATCACCTTCCATAACACAAAGAACTGCAGTACCAAGTGCCAAGTCTATAAAACATTCATGTATCTCTTGAGCAAAGTTTGATGTCTGCAATATCTCAAATACATAATCGGTAACATTGTCTAAAGCATTATTGATGTCATCTTTTTCTTCATCAGGAACTTCCTGACCAGTAACAAAGTCTGCCCATCTAGCAAAGTTAGGTGTAAGTCCTGACTGTAATCTTGATGCAAACTCTTGGATACCTACAACTGCAGTCTCATCAAAGATCTTGTCATCTCGTCTTTCACCTGCAGAATAATTTTTAAATCCCTGACGTTGTGGCAAACAATACTCAAAGATTTCATCATAAAGATCCTCAAACTCAAGTCGTACAGACCGAGCCTTCTCGTATCTTTGCATCATTAGTTCTACAGTTTTTTCGTGCATTAGTTATCGTATTCGTTGTAGAAACCTATGCCACCACCTGAACCTCTAAGCAAAGATCGTCTACCACTACCTTTTCTTTTCCGAGTTATGTTTTCTTCAAGCACATCTTGTCTAGCATCAACTCTCTTTTCTGTCTCAACTTCTTTTTGTGCTACTCGTTCCATTTCCTCTTCTTTCTCCTCTTTAGTTGGAGGAGGAGGGGAACTTCTACCACTTGGTAAACACATAGCTTCTCCTTACATTCTTGCCCATAGACCCTGTCTTTTTTGTTGCTTGGGTCTGCGATTAAAAACATCATACTCTACTCTAGCATTGAAAGTTTCTATCTTTTTATTCATGCCTAGTACCTGCCTTCCTTCGCCTGACCCCAACATCAAATACTGCAAAGCATCATGGATATGTGAGTATCGGTCTTTGAGAGGTTTATCTTCATATCGTTCACCTGAAACCTGCATACGTCTATATTGATAACCACCCTCAAACCCTTTTACCAATTCTTTGCACCTAAAGTCAATCAAAATTCCTGATAAGCCATCAACCATTCTATTAAGTACAGATGCCACAGACTCTATTCGTAATGCCACATCATTACTTTGTGTTGGTCTTGCACTTAGTCCTGCACCTCTTAAAACCTGAAAAGGCGTTGATTCATCTGTTTGAGATCTGAAGTCACCTGCAGGATCACCATAGATATGCACCTCACAGTTTGCATATCGTGTTGCTATTTCTGCTCTAAGCAATTCAGCAAACCTAACAATACCCATATCAAATGCTACAATCTCTTGTAGTATATTCCATCTGCCTCTTACCTTTTGACCAAAGACTGCCGCAGGTGTAAGTCCAAAGTCCAATCCAATATATACTGGCACACCATCTGCTACTGGTATTTCTTCTTTTGCAACATGGGTATCTGCCACAAACATATTATAAACTGGTTTACCATCTTGGATACTACCCAGTCTATTCATTACATATACATCTATCCAACTCTTTGTCTTACCTTGTACCAAGTTAGGATAGTATGTTTCTAAAATATTTTTACTATTCTCTGCATCTTTGTTTAGCTTGTATCCAGTCACACCACCATCTTCATCTTTTTCTTCTAACATACCACTTGGTTGTGTAAAGAAACTCCAGTTGTCAGGCTTAACTAACATACGACTTTCTTCTAAAGTTATATGGTCTGGTACTGGTACTTCACCACTCATGATTGACCACCAGTGATCTTCTTCAGGACTGTTAGTATCACAGATAACACCACTCCAAGATGCACCACCATCTTTGACACTAGGATATCTGCCAACTCTCATAGTACAAGCATCAATAATTGACTTGGGTATTTCTCTAGCCTCGTTGACCCATACACCAGTAAGTTCTAACGAAAGTAATTTTTTAACATCTTCAGGTCTGTCAAGTGCAAGGAATATGACTTCCATCTCCAAGTCAGCTTGGGTAATAAAATGTGTATATGGTACAGACCACATAAACTTCCCCCACTCATTTTCAGGAAACCAGTCAAGCCAAGTCTTAATCGTTGTTGTACGAAGTTGAGGATTCGTATTCCTGATAATCGCCCACCTGCTTTTTCTTTTGCCATTCCTATCTTTCTCCTGCATCAATGCTCTTCTAAATATTTCTATACTACAAGCAACGGACTTGCCACTACCAACTGGACCTCTGATGCCACGAAAAAAAGTATTATCTTTCATAAAGTCCTTGAGGACTTGACCATCAGGTTTGTATTTAAATTGTATCAATTTTAGTATTAACTCCGACTCTGAGAAGTTTGTCTACAGTCTCAGGACCAATAACTGCAATAACTTTATCGGCTTCCCTATCAGTACAAAATTGTTCAGGGTGATGTTTGAGATGAACTCGCTTCACAACTTCACGAAGTATTCGTCTCTCTTCAACCTTTAAAGTATGTAAAAATGTCATTGAGTAATCCTACGAATAAGATCTATAGCTTTTCGTTTTTCTAGCAATCTTCTTGGGTTGTCTAGATACTTGTTTACCTGCTCTAATTGCTTTGCGTTTAAGAGCCGTAGTCTTGGAGTATTCACTGGAAGAAAGAGCCTTAATTGCTTTCTCAGGTAGATAACGTTCGCCAGTTGCCTTTGACCCTTGAGTACTAGGTTTACCTGATTTCGTTCTCCACTTTTGTCTTGTCCATGCACGAAGTGACCTTTGTGATTTAGCAAGTGCCATTATCTATAACCACCACCTTTAGCCTTATATTGTTTGGCTAACATCTGTGCTTTTCGTGCAGACCATTGACCCGGTCTGCCACCTTTGCCACTTGCTTTGATCCTATTAAACAAAGCCTTACGCATTGTAGGCTTTGTATAATTTCCTGCCGCATTAACTGCCATTTACTTCTTCTTTGATTTCATAATTTTTTTCTGTAAAGCAGTAGGTAATGTCTTTTGCTTTGCAGTAAGACCTCCACCCATCTTCTTCTTTGCAGGTGGTCTGCCTCTTGTCTTTCCATATGTTCCTTTACCCATTGGCATAGTAGTCTCCTTTTTTAGTTGATGAAATTCATACTTATTTCTTTTTTGCCTTATTTCGTTTAGTAATTGCTCTAGCTTTCGCACGAGCATCTGCACTACTTGATGCACCCCATTGACGAAGCGATAATAACTTTCTCGTAGGTTTACCTTTGGAATCATAGTCTGGTCCTTTCGAAGCTCCCATTCTTGCTAAGAAACTTGCTCGTCTGGGATTATCACCACTCTTAACTGGTGCTTTTAATGTGCCACCCTTATATGATGCCCTACCTTTTGCATTAAGTCCACCTTTAGGATTCTTTCCTGCTTTTCTTTGCCATGCAGGTGTCTTAGCCATATCGAACCTTTTTAGCTATTAATGTTTGTATGAGACCACTGTCAATATAGGTAGTCAACATTTTTAACCCCCTTGCCTAACTTAGGTCTATACTAACAGAGATATTACCCTGCACTAGTGACATTGATTTCTCTACAGGTTTATAACCTGCCCTATCTAGTATGTCTTTACTTGCTTCAAGCTGTACGTATTCAGACTTAGCACTACTCGCTAAGTCCAATACCTTTCTTGAAGCAATCGTAGCATTAAGACCTATACTCTGTCTAATCACTTGTTGCATATATTCCTGAACATGAGGCAAACGCAAAGTCTTACTAGCTGTCACTCTTCCTGCTTCGCCATCTGCGTATCCAGACTTTGCACTAGCCTCTTTGATACTGCAACCAAATGCTACGATCGTATCAACGAGCAACTTCTGTTTCTTGGTTAGCTTAATCTGTTTTAACAAGAGAACCCCCCTTACCCCCCTTTTATGAATGAGCTAATTTCATATGTCAAGGGTATTCTAGTTCTCAAGTAAAAACAGACACTTACAAGGTTGATACGTGTTCTTTGTAACGCCAAAGAACCAAAGACTAGTTGTACTTTGTAACGCCAAAGTACCAAAAACTAGTCCATGTTGCAGTCCTCGTGACACAGACGTAAAAAGATATACTTTTTACTTTGTCACTGCGTGGCTTCACATGGCTTCTTCTTTATAAAAGAATCAAACATAAGGTGTGCTAGTCGCACGGAAACGTAACTACACATATGTAGGTTTCGACTCTCACCGAGTACGAAACGCCTTACGTATTTACTAAGGTAAATACTAAGTGTGTAGTTACTCCCAATCAACAAGTAAATACCTTGTGTACTATATGAATATCGAGGATAGGTGGGGTCGTTGTCCACCATTCTTGGTATCTCCCAGTGTTTCTGTAATATCAAAATCAAGTACATCTACATATGTTTGTCTTGGTCATTTGTGAGGATCTCCTTTGCTTTGTTGAGCCAAGACTAGGTGTCTATCACAATGTCGCTAATTACAAGAATAAAATAGCTCGGCTACTCGCCTCGACAAAGACGATTTTATTCTTGCAATTGTTATTGTGTGTCGCTGAAGCGACACGCTTATTGGTAGTTGCGACATCATGATTGACACGAGCTTGTCATCAACAAACCAAAGGAGATACAAATGACACAAGTTAAGACAAACATACTAGAAGTACTAAATGATTTTGGTATCACAGAAGAAGATACCAAGAATGGCTCCCAACTTGGATATAAGAAAAAATACTTATTTACTTGTTTTATGGGTTCGTTGCATCGTGTTGTTAATCAAGTCAAGAACGAATACAACGCAGGTTGTATCGCTCTTCAGGACTTGAATAGTGATGATAATGCTATGGATAGTAATGGTGGCTATGCTCGTATGGCTATCGAAAGACGTAGTGGTTTTGGTTTTCCGACCGACATAGATAAGTTAGAAGAAAAACTGTCACAACTCAAAGAGGATTATGACGTTGTTAAAAACTGTTATGATTCTCATAACGACAGTTATGAATATCTATATGGTTCTAAGTTTGATCCCAACAGAAAGTCAGTTGGTTCGACTAATACCAAAGCTAAAGTCGCTAAGGTAAAAAAGAAGTTCGTTACTCTCGCATAGAGAGTAACTACCTCTGTTCTGCATTACGCAGAACAGAGGTTCTTTTTTTTGTTGCTTCGGCAGTGGGAGTGGCAATACCTTGATAGTTATTCGTTTGCTGTTGCAGCAAACAACACGTTCAACAATATGAAGTGAGAAAACTAAAATGAATAATTTCTTTATAATCTATTTGATATACATAATCTTTTGTATATTAATGTTTGCTACATTTGTATTTACACTTGTAGCTTTTAACCCAAACTGATTCAAGGAGGTAACAATGAATCACATGACTCAACTAGCGAAACTTGTAGACAGACCTGCAGAATACAACTTTCCAATCGAAACAATATCAATGGCAGGTACATATGATGATGACTGTGCAACCAAACTTGTCAAATGTCCTGACAAACAAATGATTGTCCGTGCAGATACAATGGAGTATCTTGGTTGTCACTCAATAGCATACAAACCAGTCACTCATGCAGAGGTACTTGATCCTATCATTGACCTAGCTGATACTTTGAAAACACCATATGTCACACAGATCAACATGATTGACAATGGTGCAATGATGGACACAAGACTTGTATTCAAAGAGATATGCTTTGATGATCCTGCAATGCAAGACTATGTTGCATTTCAGATATCAGTTCGTAACTCATACAATGGAGTCTGGTCTATCATGATACAAGCTGATGGACTTCGTATGTTTTGTATGAACAAATGTACTACACCTGATACAGTTGCAAACTTCAGACTCAAACACAATGGACATTTCAGATACAACTTCGAGCATCTTAAGCAGTCAGTCGATTTGTTTCGCAGTAATGAAACTCGTTATCGTGAGTGGTACAATACTAAAGTGACACAAGGACAAGTAGATCAACTATTTGCAAAACTAACTTGGACAAACAGACCAACAATTGATGGTAAGTATCGCAACGAAACACAGTATGCCAAGTTACAACAACACTGGAGAGATTACAAACGTGCCATTGGTAACAACAAGTGGGGTGTTTACAATGCAGTTACACATTGGATATCTCACCCAGAAAATGTAAGTAGCAACAACAAATCTATTGTAGAACGTAACAGTAAAATGCTACAATATATGAAACGACCCAACTCAATGTTCGCTTAATGGAGGTTAATATGAGCATTACTTATACTACAGCAGAACTAAAAATGTGCCAGACGTTTGCACGGATTGGCATACCACAAGACTTCAGACAGATGTATGACCATATGTGTGAGGTTGCCAAACCATATGGCAACTACCACCCTGAAGTATGGATCAACATGATGACTGCCAAGACAATCAAGATATGGGAGCAACAACACGCACCCAAAGATTGGCAAGGCAAAGAAGCATCTGATATCCTCAATGATATGATGGATACTCAGATCAAACACAGCTTCAACTAATACCTAAGTTGGTTGGGTAGTAGCCACGCAGTTTCTCCTTATTGCGTGGCTACACTAATACAATGAAAAATACAGTCAGATATCAATATGTATCGTTAATCGACAAGCTAGTTTTGTTGCGAAAAGATAGAAAAATTTCGCAAGAAAAATTAGCTTTAGATATTGGTATTGACACTAAGTTGTTTGGACAATGGGAAAGAAAACTTGTTGAACCCAAACTTTTTAATTTGCTATGTTGGTGTGAAGCATTGCAAATTTACCTTACAATTTCACATGATGATGGAGAGTTCTAATGAATAATGTAATAGACCAACTAGTAAAAGAAGGCATGGATAAGTCATTCTTGCAGGGTAAAATAATAATACTGCATAAACTTATTAATGAATTAAAAAGAACAGTCCGTGGACTGGAAGAAGATCTTGAAAAACTTGGCATAAAAAATGGCAAGTAAAAGTAAAATCAAAGGTAACTATCATGAGAATTGGTTTGTAAAACTATTTACTTTATGGAAGTTACCAGTAAAAAAAGTTCCCCTATCAGGTAGTCTTGGTGGGGAACATACTGGCGATATAAAAATTAAAATAAATAATAAAGAATATATTGTCGAAATAAAATACAGAGCAGTAGATAAATTTCCTAGTGTATTCAAAGTGTTACAAGGAAAAGATATAGCTATGTATAAACGTAAGACTGGTGATCCTAAATGGGTTGCCATTATTCCAGATAAAATATTTAAGGAGATAATCAAATGATGTGTGTGATATGCCACAAAGAAATAGAGAAACAATACACTGAAGAGGGTGTAATGTATTGGGATCAAGGCAATAGTGCCGAACCAATATCAGATGGTAGATGTTGCAATAGATGCAACGATACTATTGTAACTCCTGCAAGGATTACAGAAATGATTGTTGAATGTAGTGGAGGTAAACAATGAACAAATACAAAGCATTATGGCAAGACTATTACGATCAAGTAATTTCTATCGAAGGACTAGAACATCAGCTTGACACAGCAGATGATGTGTCACAGCTTAAGCGATTCATCAACTACAAGATGAAACCCAAGTATCAGTCAGACAAAAACTGGTGTGATGCTATTGCTACAGAAATTTGGAATGACCACTGGAGCAAATACAATGAACCTACTATCTAAAGATTGGCAACCAAGCCAAGCAATCATGGACAAACACAAGGAGGTAAACCATGACAGAGAAACTAAATACTTCAAACATTTCTACATTGGCAACCAGTATCGTAGAGGAGACTGGGATCAGGAATATTGCAAATGGTGTGACAAACAGACCAATCGCAAAAACTCTCGTTCAGCAGTGGGGAACAGATCCAAACGGATACACAAAGAAGATTCATTCTATGCTAGAGTCTACTCTCAACTGTCAGATAAATGAACGAGTCAACAGTTCATTTGTATTCTTCAGATGGGAGATGCCTTCAATATCGCAAGTGGCAGGTAGTCTTGCTAGACAAAAAGATCTTATCATCAAGACTATGCAAGAAGCTATGACTGTAGCTGATCCAAAAGATATTCAAGATTGGATCATGGA